TGGTTCAAATAAATTTGGAGATGATTCTTCAGCTGTTCAAGAGTTTACTGGTTCGGTTAGAATAAAAGATACAATACAAATACCAACATATTCATCTGATCCTGAATCTGGTAGAGTTGGTGAAATATATTACAACGATACTGATACTAACATATATCGATATACAGGTACCGAATGGTTAGAGGCAGCTGGAACGGCTGGTTCTTCTGGTACTTCTGGTACTTCTGGTACTTCTGGTTCTACTGGTACTGGTGGTACAAGTGGTACATCTGGTTCTTCTGGAACATCTGGTGAAGATGGTACTGATGGAAGTGGTGGTACTTCTGGTACTTCTGGTACTTCTGGTACTTCTGGAACAACTGGTACCGCTGGTACATCTGGTTCTGGAGGTACATCAGGAACGTCTGGTACATCTGGAACATCTGGTTCTGGTGGTACTTCTGGTACTTCTGGAAGTAGTGGTAGTAGTGGTTCTTCTGGTTCTTCTGGTGAAGATGGTACTGATGGAAGTGGGGGTACTTCTGGTACTTCTGGAACATCTGGAACATCTGGAACTTCTGGTACATCTGGTTCTTCTGGTACAAAGGGAACTGCTGGTAGTGGAGGAACATCTGGTTCATCTGGATTTGGTTCTTCTGGTACAAGTGGTAGTGGTGGAACTGCTGGAACTGGTGGTAGTGGTGGTACTTCTGGTACTTCTGGTACTTCTGGTACTTCTGGTACTTCTGGTACTTCTGGAATATCTGGTACTGGTGGAACATCTGGGACATCTGGGACAAGTGGAACATCTGGGACAAGTGGAACAAACGGAACTGCTGGAACTGGTGGTAGTGGAGGAACTTCTGGAACTTCTGGAACTTCTGGAACATCTGGTACATCTGGTTCATCTGGATTGGATGGAGCTGCTGGAACTGGTGGAGCTACTGGTACATCTGGGACAAGTGCAACATCTGGGACAAGTGGAACATCTGGAACATCTGGAACATCTGGAACAGGCGGTACTTCTGGAACATCTGGAACTAACGCAACGGCTGGTTCTGGTGGAACGGCAGGTACTGCGGGAACTTCTGGAACATCTGGAACAAGAGGTACTTCTGGAACAAGTGGTACTTCTGGAACATCAGGAACGTCTGGTACATCTGGAACGAACGGAACTGCTGGTAGTGGTGGTACAAATGGAACTGCTGGAACTGCTGGAACTGCTGGAACTGGAGGAACATCTGGAACTAACGGAACTGCAGGAACTGCTGGAACTGGTGGTACAAATGGAACTGCTGGTAGTGGGGGTACATCTGGTAGTGGTGGTACAAATGGAACTGCTGGAACTGGAGGTACATCTGGAACTAACGGAACTGCTGGTAGTGGTGGTACAAATGGAACTGCTGGTAGTGGAGGTACATCAGGAACAAATGGAACTGCTGGTAGTGGAGGTACATCCGGAGCATTAGCATTAACTGGTACTACTAACAATGGTTTACTTACCTATGATGGTGCTGGGGCAAACGTTGAGAGTAATCTTACTTTCGATGGAACAACATTAAACTTAACTGGTAACTTAAATGTTACTGGTACACAAACAACTGTCAATACTGAAATAATTCAATTGGCAGATAATATTATAACTCTTAATTCAAACTTTACAACTGGTACTCCATCGGAGAATGCAGGTATTGAAATATTAAGAGGTTCATCAGCAACAAAATCATTTTATTGGAAAGAATCATCTGATAGATGGTATTCAGATTCAAACTTTGAAGTGTTTGGTGATTTATATACACAACGCATAAATACTGGACAAGGACTTACTGAGGTTTACAATATGAACCAAAACGTTCGTTCAACTGATTCACCTACATTCGATGGATTAACCATTGGTGATAGTGGTAACTCAGGTACAACTCTAAACATTATAGCAACAAATACTGCTGGTTCTCCTGCAGCAACCGCTATGATTAATATGAGTGGTTATGAAGGTAGAGCAATTGGTACTATGTTTACTGATGTATCTTATAGTGGTAGAGAATGGTTTGCTGGTTTACGATATAATGGTGGATTCGCAAATTACCAAATTGGATACGATTTAACTGGTGGACAAGCTGAATACGCAGCCAATGCAATGCTTACCATAACCGATAGTGGAAACGCATTTTTCAAAGGGAATGTATCAGCTACGAGTTTTAGACCAACTAACATAGTAACAAATAGAATTGTTAAATTTGATGGAACTGATTTAGATGATTCTATAATGAGTGATGATGGTTCTACTGTAACTCTTACTGGTAATTTAGATGTAAGTGGTAATATTATTGGTAACCTAAGTGGTACTGCTAATGATGCAAATAGATTAGTTAGGGAAGATAATAGAACAATTTCACCATCAGAACTTTCTGCTGGTAGATTAAAATTTGGTTTCACATCTTGGGGAAATAGTAACTCAGCCCCATACGCTGATTTCTTACACTTACGTTCGTACACCGATTCATCTGGTGGTTCGGATAACTTAGTGATGTTTAAGAAGAGTGGTATTGGAATGAGAATTTGGCAACAAACTTGGGGTTCTGCAACTGCATATTCATCGTATGTAGATGTATTGGATAGTTCAAACTCTCCAGAGGCATATGCAATGAACCAATACGTTCGTACAACTGATTCACCTAGATTCGCAAGAGTTTATTTAGATAACACAAATAATTATATAGATTCGAATGGTTCTTACTTATCATTTAAATCCGGTGGTAATGAAATGTTATTTGGTGGTTCAACATCAATGTATATTAACTATCGTGCAGCACTTGGTGGAACACCAACTCATTGGATTTGGAATGCTGGTTCATCATCTTCATTTGCAAGATTTAGTTTAGGTAGGTTAGATGCTGATAGTTTATATGATAGAAATAATACTGGATATTACACAAACCCAGCAGAAACATCAAATCAAAGTGCATTACAATTACAAAGTTCTGAACCATTAAGATTCGGAACAACATCAACGGCATTATTCCACCATTATAGTAATTCTACTCCAGTTGCATTTGCAATGAGAAAGGGTGGAACTTCATTTGTAGATGGTACAGTATTTGGTGTATTGAATTTACAAAGAACAAATCATACAAATGGTGATACTAACGCTGGTGCATCTCTATTCTTTGAATTAAAAGATAGTGGTGGTACATTAAGAGAATATGCTGGTATTACTGGTAGAAAAACAACTGCTGGGGCAAGTGGAGGCCAATTAGATTTCCATAACTATGGTAGAAATGTTGTAGCTAGTATGAATAGTGATTATTTCTATCATACTTCAGATATTAGAACACCAATATTCTACGATTCTGATGATACTAATTATTACGTAAACCCTAACGCAACATCAAACTTATATAGAGTTGATATCAACAATCAGTTAAGAATGAACTCTGGTACAGTAATAAAATTATTCACAGCTGCTGGTAACCACAGAGGGATGATTCAAGCAACTGATACGAATGATAATCATTTAATCATAGCAACATCTGGTGGTGAAGATATTTCATTTAAAGATGGTGGATTAGGTGGTACAACTAACTTTTTGATTAGAGGTGATGGTGATACTATAACTACAAGAAATAATTACGCAACTAGATTTTATTCAGCAGGACAATCAACATATTACGTAGACCCAGATGGAACGACAAATATAAACAACTTAATTATAAATGGAACTATATCTGGTATAACGGCATTAGAAATAGATGCAACTCCATATAATGATATTCGTTCATTAGGGACTAGAGCATTTACCAATGGTTCAAATCCAAATATAACAACTGCTCAAGTAATTTCCGAAATGGAAAGTGATGGGGCATTTGACTCATATAGTTCAGTATTTAAAACTTCTTGGAGTTATGCTGGGAATTACAATTTAACTGATGCTGGTAGGTTTACTGAAACTGCTGGTTCTTCTTGGATAACTTGGACTGATAATTCATCCGATTCAGCAAGAGGAAACATTACAACATTGGCAATCGCACCAAATTCAGGTGGTTCTGCTGGAAAAGTATTCATATATAATGACCAAGGTAGTAGTTATTCACCAGGTTGGAGAGAAGTATGGACTTCTACTTCAGACGGAGCTGGTTCTGGATTGGATGCTGACTTATGGGATGGGAATCAATTCGCATCTTATTTAAATCAAGCAGTAAGAACTAATGATAGACCTACCTTTTTAGGATTAACCATATCTGATAATATATATCATACTAGTGATAGTAACACTTATATGGGATTCCATGCGAATGACCAATGGAGAGTTGTAACTGCTGGTGGTGAACGATTGGAAGTTAACAATAGTGGAATTCAGGTACAAGGTAGTGTATATCTTAACAATACAAATACTAGGCTTGTAGAAGGTGGTGGTAACGCATTAAGAATAGAAACAAATACTGGATACATTGATATAGGTTCAATGAATACTGGTTGGATTCACTTTCAAGGAAATAGAGATTATTACTTTAATCGCCAAACTGTTTTTGATGCAAATATACGACCTTATGCAAATAACAATAGACTTTTAGGAACATCAGCTCAACGATGGTCTAACGTTTACGCTCAACTTGGAAACTTTGCTGGTAATCTTGATGCAGGTACATTTAGAGATAGAGATGATACCGCATACTATGTAAACCCAGCAAGTACATCTAGAATTAATAATCTAGATGTTATATCTAAACGAACCGATTTTTCTGCATCAAGTGGATGGGATGCAATTGGGTTTGGTAACGCGACTAATCTACATATGAACGGCCACAATCAATTTTGGTTTGGGGCTGGAAATGGTACTTGGTTTACTGGAACCGCTAATTCAAAATCACAAGCTTCTGGTTTAGCAGCAGATGCATCCCAAGCACATGATTTACTTATCTCTACTATGCAGGGTACTTCTGCAACTGATAGAGGTATCACATTCGCAGTTGATACTAGTGGAGCTGGAACCGGTGGATGGAGATTAGGTAAATGGCATAGTGGTAATAGTAGAGCATCTTCTCTATTAGCTATCGATGGTACATTGGTTGCTAAAGGTGGTAATACGGATGAGTATGATTATTATGCAAATGATTATTCATCATACTATAATGATGGTCAACCTAACTGGGCTGGTGATTCGGGTGCGGGATGGCACAAACCATCAATAGTAGCATCATCTGCAATTCAGATTCAATCTGGAAACGCAGGAACGAATTCAAGAAAACCTCAAATACAATTTCATCAGTATGGATATGGTGGACCTGCAATAGAGTATGATGGACCTAATAAGAAGTTACAAATCGGAATGATTGGTACATCAACCGCAAATAGGTTTAATACATTTGCATTAAAATTTGGTGGAAATGAGGCTTTTGTAGTTAATACTGATTACGCTTCACATAATTCGGATTTTAGAGCACCTATATTCTATGATACGAATGATACAAATTATTTCGGAAATTTCGCTGGAGTTTCTAGAATTAATCAAGCACAATTAACTTATTTAGGTGTAGGTACCGCAGCAAACACAACTGGTGGATATCGAATTAATATGGGTGGTTCTATTGATATGAACAATAACTCTATTGATTATGTAACTCAGTTACACTTCCAAGATAATGTTAGATTCTACGATGAAGGTAATGATTCATACTTAAACTTTAAGTATGGTGATTCTAATGCTGGTGGTATTAGAATTAGAAATGGCTCCAATGTACAAAAAGGTTACTTATACGCTGATAGTAGTGGATTTGGTTTATTAGATAATGATGGACAGTGGGCAGTAAGAACACAAACTGGTAATAGTCCATTAGAGCTAAGAACTAACAACAATGTTGAGTTCTACGTATATACATCATATACCTACTCACCGGGTTCATCAAGAGCACCAATTTTCTATGATTCTGATGATACTGGATATTACTTAAATCCAAATGGTACTTCAAATTTAAACGGATTGACTGTTGGTTCTATGACTGTTGGTTCTATGACTGTTGATGGGTACGATGTAATTACTGGTGGAAATTTACCAGATTACACTGCCAATATTGAAAATGGTTCGTTTTATAATATTACGGACCGAATGAATTCTGCAGAAGTAAGAAAACAACTTGGTAACACATCATCTAAAATAGAAAAAATAGATGATAACACAGCACCAGCTGAAGGAGCTTTTAAAGTTACTGGTTATTTAGGATTTAATGATGCACGATTTATTAAGATTGATAAAGAATCTGAATATACTTTTGAAGTTTGGATTAAAGTAATTGATGGTGGTGATACTAACCAACGATTATATATGGGCTGGGAAATGTATGATAGAAATAAATCATCATATGGTAACTCACAAAGATATTGGGGTTCTGGTGGAACTCAATTTGATACTGATACTAACACAAATGGTTGGTATAAAGTATCCGGTCGAATCAAAGGTTCGGGTTTCAAAGCTGATGCTCAATATGGAAAAGTTGTACTTCTTTTTAACTATTCATCCAATGTTGGGGTAACTCACTATTGTGGGTTAAAACTTTACAAATCGGAACAAAGTGTTAGTAAATTAAGATTTCATGGTAGTGGTGATAATAACTATACATATGTTCATAACTTAACTGACCAAAGATATCCATCTATTGAAGGTGATGCAAACAAACAAATAATGATTCGGAATTCTTCCGGATGGACTAAGATTGGTGCATTAAATACATCTTACACATATTACTATACCGATAGACCATCGAATTATTTTGATAAAAGAATAGAAACTGGTGGTGATATGAGAGCACCAATATTCTATGATAGAAATGATACTGGGTATTACTTAGACCCTAATACAACTGGAATATCTCTCCAAGCATTAGGTCAAATAAGAACCACTAGAGCAGATGGATTTAGAGTTGATAGTTCATCATATGCTAGAATCGATTTAGATTCTAATAATAATTGGTCTTATATAAGATTGCAAGATAATGGGGCAGTTTCTTGGGATATTGCATCATACAATGGTGGTATCTTAGAACTAAGACCAGGTGGTGGTGGTTCAAATAGAACTTATTTCGATAGTAGTGGTAATTCATTCTCCCAAGGTTCCAAAAGAGCACCAATTTTCTATGATTTAAATGATACTGGATTTTATCTAAATCCAGCAAGTACATCAAAGTTCAACGTTCTAAACACATATTCATATCAAGGTAATGGTAATGTGGGGGGAACTGGTTCGGCATCTTGGCATCCATCTGGTATCTACTCAGCTGGTTACAACTGGTTGTATGGTGGTATCAATGGTGGTGGTGGTTCTGCTACAAACTTTGGTGATGTAAGGGCAACAATATTCTACGATTATAATGATACTGGTTATTATGTAGACCCTAACTCAACTTCACAATCTGCAAGATTTAGAGGAAAAGTGGTAATTGGTCCTAATACTACTTGGGGTGATTATATTCAAATTGGTGGTAATGGTAGAGAGTTTACAAACAACGCTTCATATGCATCAGTAGTAACTACTAATGGTAACTTACATATCGATGCTGGTTCCGGAATGGGTACTTATATAAACTATTATGATGGTAGTAATATCCGATTTGGTAATGGAGGAAACTCAGTTCATAGTAGATGGAGTTCAAATGGAAACTTATATGTAGGTTCTGATTCTGATGGTGGTTATAAGTTAAGGGTTAATGGTCAGCTGTATGTAAATACGGATATCCGAACTCCTATATTATATGATGCAAATAACACAGGTTATTATGCAAATATGGCATCTACATCTATCTTTAATGATTTAAGAGCAGATATATTCTACGATAAAGATAACACATCATATTATGTTAGACCAGGTTCTACTTCATATTTAAATGATTTAAGACCAAACATAATATATGATAGAAATAATACAAACTATTATTTAGATGCAGCAAGTACTTCTCGTACTAATTTTGTTAGAATTAATAACTTATATGATGAGCAAGAGAGAAGATTTACTTCTCCATCTGGTGGTTCATCTACGGGTAATGCAGGTACAACAACGGGCGCAATTAGAATATATTTTCCTACAAATAGAAGAAGGTCTAATACGATGCACCGATTTAGAGTTGTACTCTACGAATATAGTACTGGTAAAAGTAGTAGTTGGGAGATTGGTGGATATAACTATTCAAATGGCCAAATGTATAATGTATTCGCTACTCAGTTAACTGATTCAGGTAAGACTGCGCAACTTGTTCGTTGGGGTGATGATGGTAGTAGAAACTGGGTGACAATTGGTGAAGCATCTCAAACTTGGAGTTATCCACAAGTCAATATTACGGATTTACAAACGGGTCATAGTGGATATTCTACTAACTGGGGGAATGGTTGGGTAGTAAACTTTGGTAGTATTCCTGGTGGACAATCTACTTCAAGAACGGCATCTTTAGTTCTTACCTCTAATAACGCAAGTAGTTATAGTGGTGATTTATACGCAAATCGTTTCTACGATAAAGGTAACACAGCTTATTACTTAGACCCTGCATCTACTTCATATTTAAATGATTTAAGAAGTAACATATACTATGATAGAAATAATACTGGGTATTACATACACGCTGATAGTACTTCTAGATTAAGCCAATTAGAAATTATTGGTAGAACTGTAATTGGTGGTAGATTTGATTACAATGCATACAATCAAGTTGGTTCTACGAGATTACACTTTGGTGGTGGTAACTCAGATGCAAATGGTAATTACTATATTGGTACAAACTTAAATGATTATGGTGGTAATTACACAAAATTAGATTTAAGATGGCATACTGGTATCCGTATGGGTGCACAACCTGGTTATGGTGGAATTAGATTCTATGATACTGAAGATTTAGGTACTGAAATATTTGCAATTGGTAAAAGTTCAAATTTTGCACAAGCTGCTTATAGTGTAAGAGCACCTGTTTTCTATGATTCAAATGATACTGGTTATTATACTGACCCTAACTCATTTACTAGATTAAATAGATTACAAATAAACGCACGAAATGATAATTATTATGTTGGTACTGTAAACTCAACTAATAATCAAAGTAATTGGCAGAATTTAACAAACGTAAACGGACAATTTACAGTTACTCAGTATAACGCTATTCAGAATTATTCAAATTCACCGGGTAGTTCAGTTTATACATATGGGTCTGTAATAAGTACGAGAACCGCTAACCATTCTTTCCAATTGTATTCTGCGCATACTGGTGATTTAGCATACAAAACACAATGGAACAATGATAATTACTCTGGGTGGTTAACACCAGTAGTTTATGGTAGAAATAGTGGTTCGACTAGTGGTCATACTATATATGGAAGTACATATTATGATCGTGATAGTACTGGTTACTATACAAACCCTGCCTCTACATCTAATATGAACACTATCCAAATTACTGGTGGTGGTACTCTTAGATTTATGGATTATGGTTTAGGTGTAACTGGAACATATACATCTACTAGATTACAAACCATATTTAATATGGATGACCAATATTCGATATCGGATAATGGAGCAGCTACTAATAACGCTTACGGGTTATATTGGTCACATCCAAACGCTGGTGGATTGGGTGGAGCAAACAACTTGAATGACCATGGTTTAGTAATAATCAATAATGGTACGTTTAGAGCAGCAATATCAAGTAGAGCAGTATTTAGTAATGAAGTTAGAGGAACATTATTCAGAGATTATAATGATACTGGGTATTATGTAGACCCTGCATCAACTTCTAGATTAAAAAATCTTAAAATAGAAGCTGGGCATGGTGATACTAGATTACAATTATTTTATAATCATTCATCTGATTCCGGCGATGCACATTTAACTTTATGGGCATCTGAGCCAGGTATTACTTATGATAACGTTGGTATTGGTGGTAACATAAACTTTAGTGGACAATATTATGGTAGACAGAATAATAGTAACCCATATGGTGCATATACGAGATTCGATGTAAATTCAGGACATGTAGAAGCATGGACAACCACAGGTTCTGCTGGTTCTGCTGGAGGACAAGGTACTCGTCAATGGTATGTAAATCAAGCTGGTAACGTATATGCAAGGGCATCATCAAGAGCACCAATTTTCTATGATTCAAATGATACTGGACATTACTTAAATCCTGCATCTACTTCTAGACTTAATAGAATAGATGTTGATATAATGTATGATAGAGATAATACATCATATTATGTTAGACCTGGTTCAACATCGTTATTAAATGATTTAAGAGCAAATATATTTTACTCCCGTAGTAATACTGGATACTATACCGATCCTGAATCTACCTCAAGAATGAATACGGTTCAAGCCAATTATTACGCTAGAGCAGCACATAATACTGGTCACTTAGTAGGTTCTTATAACAATATTGGTAGTAATTCAACAAGATCAAATCCAATATATACAATTGGCTCAAGCTACAACCCAAGTTCAAGTACGTTAGGTAATATGTACGGTATTGGATATACGTATGGTAACAGCGCTAGTTTTGTTAATATAAGTGGTGCTAATGGTTGGGGAATGTATGTTGCTGCCGATGGTGATGCGAGAATATTCTTAGATGGTGGTGGTGGTAAAGTTTCGGTAACTGGTGGAATGTACTCACCTATCTATTATGATAGTAATAACACTGGATATTATACAAATCCTGCATCTAATTCTGTTTTAAATACAGCAACTTATAATGGTACGATACGACTTAATACTCGTTCTGGTACGGTAGCAACTAACTATGGTTATGGTAACTATGGTGTATATACTTCTACTAGATATCAATTATTATGGTCAATGGGTACTGCATACAATTTACCGAATGGTGGTGAAAACACTGGTAACTTATATGGTGTAGCTTGGTCACATCCAAACGCTGGAGGTGCGGCATCTAACCTTGATACTCATGGTATGATAGTTCTTGTAAATGGTGGATTTGCTTCATCTATTTCGAGACGAATTGTAGCATCATCTGATGTTAGAGGTACACGTTTCTACGATTACAATAATACTGGATATTATGTAGACCCTGCATCAACATCTATTTTTAATGCTATTTATGTAAATGATAGGATTACCCATAATGGTGATACTAACACTTGGGTGGGGTTCCATGCGGCTGACCAATGGAGAGTTGTAACTGGTGGTAGTGAAAGATTAGAGGTGAATAACTCTCAAATCTATATGACTAGAGAATTGAGATGTACGCAAGATGTTATCGCATTCTATTCTGATGAAAGATTAAAAGAGAAACTTGGTAAGATTGAATCTCCATTAGATAAGATTTCTAAGTTAGAGGCATTCTACTATGTAAACAATGATTTAGCAAAAGAAAAAGGATTTGATGATGATAAGAAACAAATAGGTTTATCAGCTCAGCAAGTAAAAGAGGTAATGCCTGAGGTTGTTCATTCAGCACCATTCGATACTGATTTTACTGAGGATGGTGAAATGTTCTCTACATCTGGTGAAGATTACTTAACTCTTAAATACGATAGATTAGTTCCATTATTAGTTGAAGGTATTAAAGAACAAACTGAAATTGTGAAATCTCAACAAAGAGAAATAGATGAATTGAAGGAAATGGTAAAACTTTTACTAAATAAATAAAAAAAACACCTATGACTATAACCAATTTACTCTTTTGAGTTTTTTGGTTATATTTATAGTTGTATTTGGTATAAAATCAAAATAAACTTATTGGAGAAATAAAAATATGGCAGAAAGAATTGTATCACCTGGAGTATTTACGAGAGAAAACGATTTATCGTTCTTGGCTCAAGGTATCGGAGAGATTGGAGCAGCATTTGTAGGACCTTTTAAACAAGGACCAGCATTCGTTCCAACAATTATTAGAACTCAATCAGAATTTGAGGATAAATTTGGTAAACCAGACGGAACTTACTACACAGAATATGCAGTACAAAACTATCTTAGAGAAGCTGGTACTGTAACAGTTGTAAGAGTAATGAGTGAAGGTGGATATACACAAACAACACCTATTGGTTTAGTTGTTAGTGGTTCATTGATTTCATCTATTCATTCAACCAACGCTGGTGATGAAGAAGTTGGATTTGGAGCATTTACTGTAAATAGTGGAACGGCATCTGGTTCGTTTGTGGTTAGTGGAAGTGGTATCGGAAACGTATCATCATCATTAAAACCAACAGACACTAATGATGTTAGTGATGTATTTGGTGAATCACCATTTGGTTCAAAAGATGGATATGTGTATTCTTACTTTGAGAATGTTGCAACATCGATTGATTATTCAGGTGGAGTATCTGCGGTAGTATTACCATCGCAAGTATTTGGAGGCGCTTCGGCAGCATCTACACCATTTGTAAAATCACAATTGATTTCTGGTGTAAGAAGTGAATTATTTAAGTTCCATACGTTGGGTTATGGTACTAATGAAAATAAAAGATTTAAAGTATCTATCTCAAACGTAAAAGCAGCCGGAGAAGATGGTGGAACTGATTACTCATCGTTCTCAGTAACTATTAGAGGATTCGCTGATACTGATAAGAGAAAAGTTGTATTAGAATCATTTAATAACGTAAATTTAGACCCAGCATCACCTAATTTCATCGCAAGAAGAATTGGTGATATGTATAGAACAATTGATTCTAATGGTAAGGTTACCGATAATGGTGATTGGTTAAATAACTCTAAATACCTAAGAGTAGAAGTTAAAGCAGAAGGTTCATACCCTGTTTCAGCTGCACCTTTCGGACATGGAGCTTATTCTAACCCTATTAAAGCTACGGATGCAACTATTATACCTGCAGCTGTTTATCAAACTGGTTCATCAGCTAATACGGCTGGTTCATCAGCAAAATATGCTGGTTTCGATTTCGAAACAATTGGTGTAAAAGGAGATAACGCTCATTATTTGAACGTAATCCCAACAACATCTGGAGTTGGTAACAACGTAGATTTCGGATTTGATTCTCAACTATCTTATGTAATGAGTGGTTCAGATTCTTCTGATATGGTTAAGAGACAATTTACTTTAGGATTCCAAGAAGGTTTTGATGGAAAATCTCCATCTATTCCAAATAACTTAGGAGCAGATATAAATGGAGCTAACACTCAAGGGTTTGATTGTTCAACTTCAGTATCAGCTGGTTCGGTAGGATACATTAAAGCATTGAACGCAATTTCAAATGTGGATGAGTATGATATCAATATGTTGGTAACACCAGGTATTGTTAGAAAATTCCACCCATCAGTAACTACAAAAGCAATTGATGTTTGTGAAGCTCGTTCTGATGCATTTTACATCGCTGATTTCAACGGAGTTAGTGATACTATAAGTGAAGCAACTACTCAATCATCGGCAGTAGATACAAACTACGCAGCATCTTATTACCCTTGGGTTAAGACTATTGATAGTAATACTAACAAACTAATTTCAGTTCCACCATCAGTATTGATGCCGGCTGTATTCGCAGCGAATGACGCTATCGGAGCAGAATGGTTCGCACCTGCTGGTTTGAATAGAGGTGGTATTGTTGGAGCAGTTAGTGTATTGAATAGATTAACACACTCTGAAAGAGATACTTTATATGAAAACAAAGTAAATCCAATCGCTTCTTTCCCTGGGCAAGGTATTGTAGCATTTGGACAGAAAACGTTGCAAGATAAAGCATCGGCATTGGATAGAATCAACGTAAGAAGATTACTAATCACTGTTAAGAAGTTTGTGGCATCTACATCTCGATTCTTAGTATTTGAACAAAATACGGCTCAGACAAGAGGTAGATTCATAAATACTGTACAACCTTACTTAGAAGCAATTCAACAAAGACAAGGGTTATACGCATTTAAAGTAGTAATGGATGAATCTAATAACGGCGCTGATGTTGTTGATAGAAACATACTTGCTGGGCAAATATTCTTACAACCGGCTAAGACCGCTGAATTCATTGTAATAGATTTCAACATCTTACCAACTGGAGCAGCTTTTTCAGCATAAACTAAAAATAATAATTACTAATATTTATTAGTATAAAAGGAGAAAAACAAAAAAATGGCAGAAGTATTAGAATTTAACGAAATGATGTTCACCAACTTCGAACCGAAGATGAAGAACCGATTTATAATGGAGATTGATGGAATTCAATCTTACCTTATAAAAACTGCGGCAAGACCTTCAATCAACTTCGAAACTGTGAAACTAGACCATATCAATACTTACCGCAAATTGCAAGGTAAGGGAGAGTGGCAAGATATAACAATCTCACTATATGACCCAATTGTACCTTCAGGTGCACAGCAGGTTATGGAATGGGTACGTTTAGGATATGAATCTTTAACTGGTAGAAAAGGTTACGCCGATTTCTACAAAAAGGATATTGATTTTTATATGTTAGGACCTGTTGGTGATAAGATAGAGCAGTGGAAGTTAAAAGGAGCATTTATTACTTCAGCAAACTTCAATGATTTAGATTTCTCTTCTAATGATGCAGCTGATATCGAATTAACGTTATCTTACGATTACGCTATATTAGAATTCTAAAATATAACACATATTTTATATAATAGAAAGGTTCCCTTGATTGGGAACCTTTTTTTTTACTCTTTTTTAAGTTTTATATATTTATATACGAACAAATAAAGGTTAAATATGACAAAGCATGACTTTCCAACTGAAGTGATTAGTTTACCATCTGAAGGTAAATGTTATCCTTCTACAAATCCACTTTCTTCCGGTCAAATTGAAATAAAATATATGACAGCAAGGGAAGAAGAAATACTAACATCGCAAAACTTAATCAAAAAAGGTGTAGTTTTAGATAAATTATTTGAAGCTATTATAGTTGATAAGGGTGTTAATCCAGACGATATCATATTGGGTGATAAGAACGCTATTATGTTAGCAACTCGATTATTGGGATATGGTAAGGAATATACTGTTGAGATGTTAGATTCCGAAGAAACCAAACATAAGGTTGTAGTTGATTTATCAACAGTACAAACAAAGGAGATTGATATAACAACTTTAAACCCAGAAAATACGTACAAATTCACAACACCATTTGGTAAAAATGAACTTGAGTTCAAATACCTAACACATGGTGATGAAAAGGCAGTTGATATTGATGTAAAGGCATTAGCTAAGTTTAATAAAGGTGGTACTTCATCAGAATTAACAACTCGATATAGATATATGATTAAATCAGTAGATGGTGAATCGGATACTAAATCAATAGTTCATTTTATAAACAATAAGTTTTTAGCTAGAGATACAAGAGCATTTAGAGATTTCGTAAAGGCAAATCAACCTGATATGAAAATGGAGTTTAACTATATAGACCCAGAATCGGGAGAAGAGGAGGTACGCTCGATTCCTATGGGCGTAGGGTTTTTTTGGCCTTCCGAGTAACTATTCTAAGTTATTGCACACACAAATTTTTGAATTATGTTACTATGGTAATGGATTCATTCAATCGGATGTGTATAGATTACCGGTCCACCTACGAAACTTCTACTATAAAAGTTTGTTAGATACAAAGAAAAAAGAGAAGGAATCGCAAGAGAAATCAGAAAGACAATCAAAAGTGAAGGTTAGAAAATAATCTTCACTTTTTTTATATCTAATATTTATAAGAGTACAAATAGAATACTTATGAAAATAACAGAAAATCAAAAGAAACGATTAGTTTCAGCTGTTGCCAAACAACATAATATGAATGAAGGAATTGTAAGTACACTTCTAAAGTATGTATTGGCAAAAAAGCTTATGAGGGACCCTGATATTAAACGAATAGCTAAAAACTTAGATAAAGTAACTAAGGATGCTAGAGCTAAGTTTGATGATATGGAGGCTAAGGGTGAAGTAAAACGAACACCTGAATTAATTGCATTGAGAAAATCATTGGGTATAGA